AGAAGGTTTTCGGCTACCAGGAACGGTATGCGGAATATCGCTACAAGCCTTCTCAGATCACGGGTCAATTCCGCTCGAACTATCCTCAGTCCCTGGATTCCTGGCATCTCTCGCAAGAGTTCGCCAACGCGCCTGTTCTTGACGAGGATTTCATAATGGAAAATCCCCCTATTGACCGGGTTATTGCGGTGCCTTCTGAACCGCATTTTCTCCTGGATACCTATATCAACATGCGGTGCACTCGACCCATGCCGGTGTATGGCGTCCCTGGTCTGATCGATCACTTCTGATCATGCTATCCCTTCGCCTACTGGTCGCCCCCTTGTGGGGCTTTTCCCTGACCTTCCTTCCGCTTATTGCTGCGGCCGCTTCGGTGGCCGGCGCGGCTATGGCTGCGCGCTCGGCTAAGAAAAATGCGCAAGCTGCACAAGAATCCAACGAGGAACAATCCGAGATCACTCGGCGATTTAACTCGACGGAAGCCGCAACAGCTCGCGCCTTTGAGGCCGAACAAGCTCAAAAGCAGATGGACTATCAGACTGTCTCCAATGCCAAACAAATGGAATTCCAAGAAAGGCTCTCGTCTACGGCTCATCAACGGGAAATTCAAGATTTACGTGCAGCCGGTCTCAACCCCATTCTTTCGGGAACCGGCGGAATGGGATCTTCTACGCCTGTTGGGGCTAGCGCTTCCGGTGCAATGGCCAAAGGACATGCGGCGAGCGCTTCGAATACGCCAGCGTCTCCGGTTGCGCAGGCTTACAATCTCATCGAGCCAGCTATTGCTACCGCTCTAAATGCGTCGACCGTCATGGCCGATCTGACCAAGAAACAGGCCGAAACTGAAAACATCCAGTCACAGACTGTTCTTAATCGGGCGCTTACGTCGACCGAAATGGAAAAACCCAACCTGGTCAAAGCCCAGGTCGTCCAGGCGATTGAAAAAGCCGCCCTGGACGAATCGACCCGTTCCAAAATCCCGCTCGAACGGGAAAAACTCGCTACCGAAGTCTCCGAGCTATTCTCGCGGATGCTTCTCCAGGCGAAACAAGGCGTCCAGGCTGAGGCTGGCGCCTCCAATCTCAACGAGCAAACCCGCGCACTCGAAATTACCAAATTTGTGCGCAAACAGGTCATGGACCTGGAACAAAATGACGTCGGGGGCTATATGAAAGACGTTCCAATCAAGCTTATTCAAGGCTTCTTACTCCACATCCTCCGCGGCAAAGCGGATTAAATCTCTCAGGAGCATTCCAAATGTCTAAACTCCATAACTACTCTTCTCCCTTTCAATCTCACTACAATAAACATCACTCTTACTCACTTACGTTCCCACCTAACTCTCGGTGGACCAAACAATCCTTCAAGGATGAATGCGACATCAATACGCTTATGGCCCGCTATCAATCTACCGGCGAAATGCCGGTTATCAATGAACGCGCCCCGCTATATCTCGACGTCACTAATGGCTTCGACTTCCATGCCATGCAAAACCAGCTTGTCGAAGCCCAAAATCTCTTTAACGATCTGCCGTCAAAACTTCGCAATCGCTTCTCCAATGACCCCGCTATCTTCCTCGAATTCTGCGCTAACGAAGAAAATCGGGAAGAGATGCGTGTCCTAGGGCTTCTCAAACCTTCAGAAAGCCCCCTTCCTTCGCCTCAAACTTCTTCCCCTATATCTACACCTTCCGGCGACAAAACAAACGCAACCTAAAGCGTTATCCACATTCTCCCCCCCTCTGAGGGGAGACTGTGGGTAACGCGGGTTGACGTGACCAGGCACAGTTCTATACTTGATGTAACTGTGCCAACTGACACCAAATCCAAACGATGACTGTCTCAATCCTCCTCCTCCTCCTTCTGATAAAGGAACTTCACCATGAAACGCCACAGCGTCAGCAATTCCAAATCCAAACGGATGTTCTCCTCCTCGGCCAGCAAAACCCACCAGAAGAACGTTGCCGGCAACCCACTTCGGGGCGGCATTCGCCTGTGAGCGATGCCCTGCTACTCTCCGGTGACAATCGGTAAAAACGGCTATGTCGACCTTCCGATGCAAGTCCCGTGCGGTCAATGCATCGGCTGCCGTCTTGCTAGGTCTCGCATGTGGGCAATCCGCTGCGTACACGAGGCGCAATCACACGAACTTAACTGTTTCGTTACACTCACTTACGCCGACGATAAAATCCCCCCAGGCGGTACGCTTGTGAAAAAGCATTTCCAAGACTTCATGAAACGCCTTCGCAAGCTGCATAAGCTGCCTGTCCGGTATTTCCACTGTGGGGAATACGGCGAAACTACCCTCCGCCCCCACTATCACGCAATCCTGTTCGGCATCGACTTTGCCGACAAAAAATTACATTCCAAAAACGCCCAGGGGCAAACCCTCTGGACGTCCGAAACCCTTACCAAATTGTGGGGCTTCGGTCACTGTCTTATCGGCGCGCTTACCTTCGAAACCGCCGCCTATACCGCCCGTTACTGTCTCAAAAAGATTAACGGCCAACTGGCCGACGCCCATTACCAGGGGCGTGAGCCAGAATACGCAACCATGTCACGCCGTCCTGGAATCGGCGCTGACTGGTTCGCTAAATACTCCGACGATGTTTACCCCTCTGATTTCATCGTGCTGCGCGGCCAAAAGCAGCAGCCCCCCCGCTACTATGACAAGATTCTCAAAAAGGAAAATGACGTAGTGCACCTCGGCATTAAGCAAACCCGTATTACCAAGGCCCTGAAAAATAAGGCCAACAACACGCCCGCCCGCTTGGCTGTCCGTAAGGAAGTCCAAGAGGCCAAACTTAAATCACTCAAGAGATCTATATGAAAATCGTCTGCTCTGTCTATGACAACAAAGCTCGTCTGTTCTCTACACCGTTCTTCGCCCATTCCAAAACTACAGCCGTCCGTGATTTCCACACGGCAGCCCTCGACCCTGCTTCGCAAATCAACAAGTTCCCTGGTGACTATGAACTTTGGGTGGTTGGTGAATGGGATGACGAAACCGGCAACATTCAACCGCTTTCGCAAATCGAATTTGTTACCAAAGCCCACGCCCTTATTGACCAGGAGTAACCCATGCGCTCTGTTATGAAACATACTTTCAGCCAGGTTCCCAAGGCTGATATTCCCCGCTCTTCCTTCGATCGGTCTCATGGTTACAAGACCACGTTTGACGCTGGTTATCTCATTCCCTTCCTGGTCGACGAGGCTCTTCCTGGCGATACGTTCAACACTCGGGTTTCGGCCCTTGCTCGCCTGGCTACGCCCATTGTTCCGCTCATGGATAACATGTACCTGGACACCCAATTCTTCGCGGTTCCAATTCGCCTGGTCTGGGATAACTGGCAGAAATTCAACGGCGAGCAAAAAAACCCTGGCGATTCTACTGATTACACCATCCCGCAAACTGTTGCGCCTGTCGTCGTCGGTTGGCAAGCTGGCTCGCTCGAGGACTATTTCGGCCTTCCGACTGATGTACCTGGTCTGTCGGTTTCGTCGTTGTTCCATCGGGCTTATAACCTGATCTGGAACGAATGGTACCGAGATCAAAACTTGCAGGATTCCGTTCCCGTTCCGACCGACGACGGCCCTGATCTCGAAGGCACGTTTTCGCTTCTTCGTCGTGGCAAACGTCACGACTATTTCACCAGTGCGTTACCCTGGCCGCAAAAGGGACCAGGCGTTCAGATTCCGCTTGGTACATCGGCGCCGGTTATTGGTGTTCCCAATGAGGGTCCGAAATTTACCAATACGATTGACGGGCCCGAATACCTTTATTCAAAAGTTGGTTCGGATAACGCTTCGTTTTCATCTGGTCAAACCGTCAATTCGGAAATGTGGTGGTCCAACCCCAACCTCGAGGCCGATCTTACCAACGCTACAGCGGCGACAATCAATTCTCTCCGTCAAGCCTTCCAAATTCAGAAGGTGTTTGAACGCGACGCCCGAGGCGGTACGCGCTACACCGAGCTTATTCGGTCTCACTTTGGAGTTACTTCGCCCGATGCACGCCTTCAACGTCCGGAATATCTTGGCGGATCTTCTTCGCCTATCAATGTCACGCCCGTGCCTCAAACATCAGGTACCGGACTTAACCAGGAAACCCCCCAGGGCAATCTCGCCGCCTATGGTGTATCTACTTTTACTGGTCATGGCTTCTCTAGCTCTTTTACGGAGCATTGCCTGATTATCGGTCTCCTGTCTGTTCGTGCCGATCTGACCTACTACCAGGGCGTTAATCGCATGTTTTCTCGCATACCCCGCTT